TCTTGCGCCAACAATTGCTATATTGCCGGTGCCAGCGGTTACTAGGGTAATTGATCCTGTGCCGTTAGCATTAATGGTTACGCTGTAATCTGTGGTTAGAGTCAGTAATGTACTGCCGCGATATACAGCGATATCGGTATTGGCAAGAACTTCAAACGTAAACGAGTATGGCCCGACACCAGTATTGGTGTAGACCACTCGTCTTGCTACGTTAGATATCGCATAATCAGCCATAATATTTCCCTAATCTAGTTGATTTTTTCATAAAAGTCTATTACCTATTTTGGTAAACCATATATTGGCAATTTGGATTCTGCCTCTTGCGCTCTAATAGATATCGCTGGGAAACGCTCAAGCATATCTTCTTTTGCTAGGCTTACAAATTCCCTGTATACCTCTCGGATTGCCTCTTGTTGCTCATTCAATCCAAGTGATTTAAAGCCAGGCATCTTGGCTGTTTCAACAATAGCCTTCTGTACCTTATTGCCACCTACGTCAACCTTACCTATTCTGTTCAGCATGAACTGATACTCTTCTGGGGTCAGCTTTACTTTAACGTCACCAACATCAACGATACGCTTTGGCATTTGGATAGGTAGGCCAAGAGCAATAATCACCTTATCAGATGTTCTCTGCTTGCTTTCCATATACCGGACACCAGACAGAGATGATAGGGCTGGGTTTGCTGGGTCAGCTCTATACATTTCTTCTCCAAACAAATCATATTTTTCTGGCAAATCTTCTGATAACCCTGGTGTTCTAGACCTGTAATAGTTCAGCGCCTGTCTAATTCCTTTTAACAAAATATTGTCATTAGGATCTCCACCAACATCCCTAGATAGAGGATCGGTTACCCTTGCAACCATTCCCCTAGCAGAACTAAATAGACCAGCTGGAGAACCCTCTATCGCATACTTAGCAGTAGACTCAACTAAAGTTGTAATGGCAGCCTTAAAGGATGCTTTTGGATTTTCAATGGTTGTTGTAAATGCACCAGTAACAGAGCTTAGAGCTGTTAACCAAGGCTGGTTGCCAACGTAGTTGTATAGACCCCATACACCACCCAACATAATTTGGGCAACCTTATCGTCATCATCTTCGTAGCGAGCGTATTCAACAGAATCGGCAATCATTGCCATAGCACCAGCTATTGGATCCAATCCTCTAAATGGTATATAGAGCTTGTTGTCTTTTCCAATTGATGGATCCATACCAGTTTTACCAAGCCAATCAACAAACTCCTGATCCCACTCTCCGTCAGAGAATACAAAAGAGTATGGCCTCCAACCGCTTGCTAGGTATACGGACTTTAGGTTTTGGTTTGCTGGGCCACCGCCAGTTACTCGGCCATCTGCAACCATAGATCCAACACCAATCATAATGCCAGACCCCATGCCCCACTTAGCCATAGCCAGTTCACGCTTTGCCCCGCCCTCTGCCATATCTTTTCGCCATTGGCTAGATAGGGGTGCAATCATGCTGTTCTGCATTGATTCGCTTGTAACCCAAATTGGGGTCTTAACGAATGGCAAATTAATTCTGCCAATCAAGCTCTCGGATGCCAACTCTTGGATTGCTTTTGCTTTACCAGTTAACGCTCTGCTAAAGGTAAGCATATGGCTAAAGTCTTTGGCCACATCTTCTACCTCTTTGGGTGTGTTAGCAAACATATCACCCATAGCTTTTAAGCCAATGTCTTCAACCTCATCACCAGTTTTGCCGTCTAATCTAGCCTGGCGCTTGGCTTTCTCTGATGCTCTAAAAGCATTAGCGTATAGCTCTGCTCTATATCCTAAAAACTTAGTTACCTCGTCCATTGCCATAATGGGTCTGTTACCAAGAACCGATGCAAAGGTAGCGTATCCGTTTATACCTTTAAAAAAGGTTTCATCTTCTATGCCCAATGGTTCTGTAACCAACTTTTTAAAATAACCTTCTGGCGGCCCATAATCTTTAGCGTTAAATCTACCAGTTTGCGATTCAAATCTTAGGCCAGCATCGCTTAATAAGTCTTGCCCTTCACGCATCTCTTTAGTTGTATTTGTTTTAAGGGCAACCCATCCAAGCCTCATTGCATCTCTAAATGAATGAATCATGCCAGCAAGCATTGCTGCGGCCTCGCCCATTTCAACTTCTGCTTGAAATCCAAAACTTCTTTTTATGGATCCAGCTATACCAGCCAACTGTCTAGTGGCTAACGTGCTAGTCATAAATGCCACAGTTGATGTCGCATTAACAAGGTGTGTGCCTGTTGCTGAAAGCAAGCCATTTTTATAGGTTAGATCCCACAGATCACGCAGTAATCCAACCTTAGATACTTTGTTTAATAAACCCTCTTTTGCTGTTGTTTCAAGCAAATTGTCCATTGCACCCATTAGCTCAACAAGACCCTTGTCCGTCTTTGGATCAGCTAACAGCCTCTTCATTTCATCAGAGTTTGGGGCTGGGATAATGATGTTACCAGCTGCTGTGGTTTGAGCTGCTTTGGTTCTAATGGCTGTAGCCGAATCAATAATTGCGCTCTGTAGATTTAGGCGGTAGATTAATTCAGCTTTTAGATCTTGATTAGCTGGATCAAGTGCGTTGTAGCTGCTAATCTTCTGCATAACATCATAAAACTGGCTGACGTTATTGTGCATTGCAAACCTAAAGCGCATATAGTCAACAGGCAAATCACCATACATAGCCTTTAGCTCATCCATCTCTCGTATAAAAGATGTGCCAAAGCCACGCTCTACGGCAGACTTTTGCAGCTGCTCAAAGGTAACCCTCTCAACCTCAATGCCGGATGCTCTGTTGATTGCATCTACTACCCGCTTTAGGTCATCTGAACCCTCAATGCGGTTAAGGTTTTGCAATAAGTCTGGCGGCACACCCTCGGTCTTAGCAAGGGGCAATGCCTCCTCAAACTTTTGAATTGAAATGGGCTGCTCTATGCCCTTGGCCTTGGGTACTTTTAGGGGTACATCTGTAGTTACTGGCTTAATTAGCTCTGGTGGAACAACCTCATCCACAGCATCTTTACCCTTGTTTACCAGCCCTTTGGTTTCCTTGCTAAACATCTTAGCAACACCACTAAACACTTCTGGTATTTTGCCTAACCCAGCAACCTTAACACCCTCTGATTCGTCAATATCGCTTGGCTCATACTCCAATGGCTGCACAGTACCTAGATCGATTCCAGCGCCCTTTGCGGGCATCTCAACTACTGGTTTAGGTTGTATCTCACCCTGACCAGCTAACTCGTCTAAGCGCTCGTTAAGTGGCTTAATGGACATTATTGTTCTCCAATGGCCATACCACCTGGCTGACCTGTTACGCTAGTTGTATTTCTTTCGGCAGCTCTGCCTCGTTTTCCGCTCCCCATGTCTCCGGGATTCCCTCCGGGTACGCTAGACCCAGATAGTTTTCCCTGGTCAGCGGTAGGCTGAATTTCTTGAGCAGCTCCAGAACGTAGTCCACTTCTTTCCCACTCTGGGGGGTTGATTCCATTTGCTGATTTGAATACTTCATCCCTAGCCTCCGTTTGAGATATCTGTCCTTTTCTATATTTTAACCAAATACTATCAATTAGTTTAGAATTTTTTTCATTTTTAAATGTATCTGGGAATAGGCCTCTTACTGCCTCCCATGTAATGGACTGCATTTCTCTTGGCAATACCCCACGCTCTTGAGCTGCTCTACGATAAGCCTCTGCATAAAGTCCGTATGTACCTTGCACTCCAGTTACAGAGCTATTTTTTGGCCCAACCTGACCAAGCATATTTGAGCCAAAATTATGAGCTACTTCTGTAGATGCTCCAGACAAAGGTCTTAGCAACCCAGCAGCAACAGCGTGAGTATCAACAGTTACATATCCAGCCGGATTAGTTGGATCATAAATATTGTTGTAGAAATTGCGAACCTTATGTTGCTGTCCAAGGTTATTGCTAATATTTGCTAATGTTGGGTTTTCAAAAATGTTAATTGCTTTACCAATTTCGTTTAAAGAACCCCAGCCAGTTTTGTATGGAACACCCTTGTCAGTCAACCTAACTCCGGCAAACGTGCCTTCTGGGTTTACGATTTGATGTTCACGAGGATTATATGCTTGGTCATAAGTACGCAACCACATAGCCTTTAATCCTGGATCATCTAGCTCTGCTAATGTTTTCCCACGAATTGCATCAACCATTGGTGCGTATTGTGGCTTGGCCCAAATTATCTTGGCCATATCATCCATTGAGCTATCCCATTTAAAGGATTGCTTATTGGTCATTGTGTCTAGAACACGTTCACCAAGAGACACATTCATAAACCAATCTTTTTGTGGAGACAATACAGCTAGTACACCAGAAATTGCATTGTCATTGGCTCCATATTTTCCTGTCCAATCGTCTACAATATTACGAGCGCCATCGTACCAGAGCTTACTGCGTTGACGAGTTTGATCTGGAACCTTGTCATATAAATACAAAAGGTTATCTTTTACTTCTGCAATAAAATCTTCTGCACGTTTTTCTGGGTTTCTTGCTTTAGAAACAAAATTAGGATATTGCTGAACTAAACCCATGTTGTGCTTAAATGCTTCTGGATCTTTTTTAATTGCCTCAAAATCAACAATTAAATTAGATGCTAATGGATCTTCTGTTGCTTTAACTGCTGTTGGTAGGCGGGTACTTACAACATTTGTTCTTGGCCCTACTGGTGCAATATCAGCAATACCACCAATAGAACGCATATATCCCTCTGCCATTTCAGCAGCCTTTGGCGCTACGGCTTGACCAGCTTTAACAACACCCTTACCAGCAACTTTTGCGGCAGCCCCAGCAATCGGTGCAATGTTTAATAGCTCAAATGCTGGGTCTGGCTTAATGCGTGTTGTGCCTGAAATAAAGCCACCGGCTCCCTCAATAGGGTAAAAACCTAGAGCCATATCCTCCAATACTTTGCCTGACTCGCCAACTGTTAGATCCTTGAGAGATATCCTACCCAATACTGGTATATCAATCCCAACCTTATCAAGCTGTACACCAGCCTTAGTTAGCAGCTCACCAATATATCCCAATGCCTCTTGGGCTTTATTCTGTGGAATTGGTCTAGCTACACCAAGCTCTGGCTGAACGTCTGTCCTAACTTGTTGTGGCTGAAATCCAGACACAGTAACTTGACCAGTAGGCTCGGCAGTAGGGGCTGAGGCCAGCATAGTATCTTGAGTTTGTACTTCTTCCTCAACATCTGGATACATATTGTTTAAATATGCATCAACGTAGGTTTGTTCAAATTTAGAATAAGCCATTATTGCTTTCTCAATATTTCTTGCTGCCCAGTTAAGTAGTTGTATTGGTTTTGATTAATAATATTTTTGCTTAATAAATCGTCTAAATTAGTATCCGCATCAATAGAAAATCCAGCAGTAACCTTTCCCTTTCCTATTAACTCGGTTTTTACAACATCATTAATTTTTGATTGAGCAGTAGTTTTTGTTACAGTTTTGGCAACAGTATTGTTATATCGCTCTATTGCAATATCTGAAGTTCTTCTTGGATCAAAAGATCCCCTGTCTAATATTTCAGCCTGTTTTGCTTCTTCATAGAATTCATTTAATACTTTTTCTTTTTCAAACTGATGTGCGTTTTGCTTATTTTTTCCAACGCTAACATCTGGCAAACCAGCATTTCTTCTTAATTTAGAATAAGCAACTTTTTCAAAGTCATCAACTTTTGTCAATAGTCTTTCTGTTAACTTTCCAAGCTGCTTTCCATTTATTCCAGCCTTACTTGCGGTTTTACGCAATTCGTCTGGGTCAGTAATTAAGCCAGTATTAACTCGTAACATAATATTTGAAAACGCTGATGTATCACCATCTTCTAAATTAGGATTTAAGAACTTTTCTATTTGTTCAATAGACAGAACTCTTGATTTAACCATTTCTAGACCGATGGTTTTTTTTCTAGCTCCAGTTGTTTTTGGATCAAAGTATTCAATAAGTAAATCGTTTACTTTTCCTTCGTTTCCTATTTTTTCAATATCTTTAGCAGCCGCTAACGATGCCCTTCTGTCTGTCATTACTTTAAGAGCAGCAGCGCCTAGCTTATCTTTGTCAAGTGTTTTGTATACTTCACTAAGATTGCCTACATTGCCAGATTGTATTTTCATTAACGCTTCTGTTGGATTTTTAGAAACATCTGGGTCTAGCAAGTGTTCAGCAATGTTTGTGTATACCTTACTGTCTAGTTCATCCATTTTTTTCTTTACAAACTCTGGATTTGTGCTTCTTCCTATTAACGCTGATGCGTTTCTTTTTTCTACATTAATTCTTTCTAAAAGCATTTTTGGATCGTTTTCTGCTTTTATGGTGTCTTTAATAATTGTTGAATATGAATTAAGAGATTGCTCTGCAACTCTTTCATTTTGAATTCCAACCAATTTTAAATACTGCTCTGTAGCTTTTTTATATACAGCGTTACCAGCATTAGATATTGATGCACTAAATTTCATAGCCTCATCAGCATCAATAGATGCAAGAACCTTACGATAGCTACCATTATTTGTGGTTATGGCTTTAATTTCTGTTTGTATTTCATTTAAGTCAAATGCTCCAGAATCAATTGCCGCGCTTACAGAATCTAGGTTTTGTCTAGCTTTTGCCTCAAAATCAATGCGAACTTGTTGGGCTTGTACTTTTCTAGCTGCATCACCAAAATATGTGCCAGGCTTTGCAAATAATTCAGATGGACTTAGACTTTGTTCTTGCGCTTTTAATACTTGCTCCATTGTTGGTGCGTTCTCTACACCATATTGAGCGCCTTCTCGTTGCGCTCTTTCTGCTGCTTCTTTAAATGCAAATCCAGCCAATCTATCTAGGGCAGAATTAATACCCTGAGTCGCGGCAACAGACTCTTTGAGATTAGCAAGGTCTAGACGTGGAACGTCTGCTGGCAGATAGCCAGTTGGTTGGTAGCGTGGAAGTTCTGCCATGATTTATATTAGAGTGGTTGTGGTTCTGTTGATGGAGCGCTACCCATTTTTGCGTACATAAACCCAGCAGATCCTAGCTTACCAGCGGCATCAAAATATCCAGCCTGTTCAGCAGTCTGACCAGCGCCTTGATATAGGCTTGATTGGATAAGACCGCTGCGCCTTGTCATGTCAGAATTTTGTAAAGCAAACATAAACTCTTTACCGCCTTTAGTATTGTTTATGGATTGTATTAATCCAGCCGATCCCTCAAAACCTTGTGTGCCACCAGCAAAGCCACGAGCCACTACAGCTGCGTTGGCTTGGTTGGTACGTCTAAGAATATCGTTAGCCTGTAACTCATACTGCACAGCTCTGCGGTCAGACTCAACCTCTGCTTGCTTTGCTTGCATTTGATACATCTTGTTTCGATCTTGGCCAGCCTTAATAGAGCCAGCCGCACTAGCAACTGTTAACGTAATAGCAATAGCCGTTACTGGGTCTTGATACTTTTGTCCAATATGCTTGTTTACTGCTGGGCCATTAAATGGATCACCGATTGGGCCATCAAAGTTTTTAAGGTCTTGTCTAGAAAATCTCATATTAAGTTCCCTGATGTGTTGCTACTTTGTACTCTAAACCGAGCAAGGTCATCTTTAATGGCACGTCTTGCTCAATTGTAATCTTGCCTTCAGTTGTATAACCTAAAAGTCCATGCATTGTTTTAGTGCCTGTGTACTCGTCAACCGCTTCATCAAGGATGTCACCAAACGCTCTGAATGGCACCTCAATCGTATTAATTTTCATGTGCTGGGTACTAGCCACCAACGCGTTAACCTCAACAATCCTCTTCTTAAATCCAATGCGTGTGCCTGTCTGTAGCTTTAGGTCTACCGGCATGGTTACCGCTTTTACAGAGATAGGTAAGCCTACCTCAAATTTAGTAGTTGATGAGCGTGGGAATGTAACTGTGCCACCGCCTGGTACTGTTTGGTTAGCCTGTACAGATCCATCAAGAATTACGTTAACTGTTTCTGTAGCTACATGGCTCATTGAGACAGATGCAGCAGCTCCACCAGTTTTAGCGCAGTCTGTCAGCAAGTCGTTATCAAATGCCTCTACAAAATATTGGAATGTGCCGTTTACATTGCGCTTGACTACCACATAGATGGTTGATATATCTACACCTACATCCACAAAGGATCCATCTACAGTAATAAACTCGGATGGGGCAATGACGTTTTGGGCGCGGAGTAATGAGAACACAGCCATCATGCCGTCATCTGCATTAGTAATTAGCAGTAAGTCGTTCTCATCAGTAGCCACAGACCTACGCAAAGCCATACGAGTTGGAGTACGCAAGAGATGGCCAGCAAGCAACGATATCTTCTGCGTGACGTATGTAAGCTGCGTATCAGTATAAGCAAACTCATTTAATGATTTCCCTTGTCGTTGTACAAACAGGGTGCCAGACTCTAACTGTTGAACCCTAACACCTTCTTTAATGCCGTTACGGCTTGCTGTTTTAACAAAGAAATTCGTTGGAGTAATTGGGTCAAGGCCGTTTTGAGGAACATAAAATTCACCTCCTGTTGTAAATACTTGTAGGTCTCTACCAGAGATAATGTCAACAATAGCGTTGAATGTGTTGGTGTCTAGTGTAGCCTCAACCGCATCGTCATCCAAGCCCTCTGTTGGGTCAAAGTCAAAGAACAGTCCAACCTTAGAACCCCATATCGTTGATGGCCTAGTCTTAGACCCGCCAAAATACAAACGGCCTTCATGAAAAGTTACTGAGCGTGGATAGCCTTTACCAGCACTCCATACATTTTCATAGCCTGACTCGTATTCCCACGAACCATTAGCAATGGCAGAGGTATTAAAGAATGGGAACTCTGTAATAGCATCTACTGAAGTGCCAGATGTGTACTTAACAATCTTAGCCCTACCTTGTGGAGATGCGTTGACGTATTGACCAACACTTCCAGCCACAAATACAGAGGAGCTGGCGGTTAATGTAATCTTACCCGATACAGCCGATGGTGTTAGCGTACCCGCTGGATTAGAAAAGGCAGCGGTGAAAGCATACTTTGGAATAGAGTCGAAAGTAATTGCTGTGCCTGTCCATGTGGCATCTGTGCCACCGCGAACAATCTTAATTGGATTAATGTCTGGATGAACCACAATAAGCGTATCGGCAGACTGTGTCCACACAATGTTTGCCAACCTAGCGCCAGTAAGCCCCAATGCAGATGTATCTAAATAATCATTACCACCGCCATTAATAGCCGTAATCAAAGCCTTATTCTTAAAGACGTGCATCCGATTATGCGTAAAGCAAAGCATATAGGAATCCGATGTGCTGAACTCAAACTCAACCAATCGGGTTCCGTTGCCAGCAGACTCTGTGCTAGTGTTTGGCAAGGATGAAATGTACTTAGTGCCAGGTCTACGTCTAATGCCACCCTGTGGCTGACACACCACATTGGTAGCCTCTTCTAATGCGTTCTGATAGGCAGCCAAATCAACCCTTGCCCGGAGCAATGGGTCTAACTCGCCAGTAGAAAAGTTTGTCTGGATAGAGACAAAGCGAGCCATTAATACCTCACAGCAATAAGTGAGAAATCGTTAATTGCGTTGGTTGGCTGGTTTAGGCCATCAATATTCATAGCCTGTCTTAGATATCCACCTCTGCCATTTTCAGCTGGTGAGCCAACAGCGACAGACTGCCAATACTGGCTCTTCTCTGTTTGGTCTGTAATAGGTAAAGCAAGATGCCAAGTCATCATGTATTTGAGCAGCTGCACAAAGTAACTTGGCATATCGTATTCGGGTACAGCGTATTGATAGTCAATATAAACCTGTTGATAATCGGTAAGCAGTTTGCTACCCATAATTCTGTATTCTTTACGAGGTGGGATGCCAACAGAACTACTATCGTAAACAGCTCTAGGTGATCCTAAGCGGTCTCCAGGCAACTGATATTCGTAGCGGTACTCGTTAGTAGGTGTTGTTACTAATTGAGCAATAGAGGTCTTTTTAAAGCTAAATGACCAAGGGTAAAGCATGAGGGCTTGATTGCGAATATCCGCATATAAGCGGTCTGCAATTGATGCCTCGTCAGTTCCTTCATTAAATGAGGAGATTGGCTTTGCGCCTAACATTACGCAAGCATCAGAACATATTGATAATGCGGTATCGCCAGCTGCCATTTAAATCTCCAATGTAAGAATGGGCTATCGCCAGTTTTGCCAGCAATAGCCCATCTTGTTACTAGATACTATTAGTCAGTATCGGTTGCACTTACAGTTGTACCATCAGCAATGTCAACAGTTGTTGACGTTACCGAGTTAACATAAGTTAATACAAGACTTGGGGTTGTAGAGTCATAAACAAAAATAACGTCTCCAACTTTTAACACGTCTTTTAAAGATGCAAAATAACCAACTGTGTTAACAGTAGCTTGGGTATCAGCGGTTTTATACAAATACATCGATGGTGCATTACCAGCCTTCGATGCACAGACAGTTACTAAACCAGTATCAGAATATGCCATATCAGTCTCTCCTTAGATTAAGATTCGCGAGCGGTGATTTTGACAATACCCTCATCATCGATAATAATCGATCCAGCAGAGAAAATGCTGTTCACTAGGAACGAGGTCTTCTCAGGGATGTAATTAATTTCGGTGCGTGGGGCAATACCTTCTGCATAGCCAAGTGCATCTTTATGGAAAGCAAAGCAAGTGCGGTCTAAAGACGCATCAACTGCTAGGCCACCCTCAGAGCGGTCACCAAGGATATGGAAAGTAAAGCCTAAGAAAGTATTGATTTCACCAGCAACAAGTGCTTTAACAGTATTGAAGTCAGAGCTGGTTACTGCTGTCTCAGACAACAACGATGATAAGCCATTTGCGTGGAGGATAATATGACGGCCCTCTGGAGGTACGTTATTTTTATCCAACAACTTCTTAGCTTCACGCAACTTGGCTACGTTCATGTTGGTATCGCTACCACCGATATCGTTAGAAACAGTCAAGCTGGTGCTGGTATTTCCGAGTGCATCAAGAATCATTTGGTCTTGTCTGCGGCCAATAGCGTTAGACAATACTTGAACCAACTCTTGGCGCTCGTCAAAGTTTACTTTAGCTTGATTAAAGATATCGCTATATTCAGCGGCATTGTAATCAGCAAGCGTACAAGTAATACTTGAGAATGCTACGTTTAATGGAGTTACGTCAGATTGTGCAATGCGTGGGGTAGCCACACCTTTGCCAACCTTTGGAAACTTAACAGTAGAGCCTTCAACTCCTCTACGCTGACGAACAGCACCTACCAGCATTGCTTTGCCCTGGAAAGCCTGTTTTACCTCAGCATCAAAGAGGGTAACAAAGGCATTAGATAATGAAATGCTCATGTGTTTCTCCTAAATAGGTAAAAAATAAATTGGGTTTTTGCTTTGGTGTGCCTGTTGCCAGGGCCTACGCTTGCTACTTGCGGTAGCCAATCGTCAGATTAATCTGCATCAAGGGCCAACTAAATGGTATGCCTTAATGAGTTTCTAGCAGAAATGTAGGAAAAATACAACATCTAGTGAAATATTTTTTATACCAACTAAATGTGGATAAAAAACCCCCGGCTAACTGCACCGGGGTAAGGGTCACTCTCGTGAGGAGATTCTTTATATTAGCCGAAATTTTGAGCAAACATCTTTTCAACCTTGGCTCGGTAGGATGGATCTGTTTTGTACTTAGGATCACCAACCATTTGGTACAGCTCGTCTTTGGAGGGAGCGCCCTCAATGGGTACAGACTCAACTGGGATGCGAGAGCCTTCATAGGTCTCACGCAGTTTCATCAAAGCCTTTAAGCCTTTGGCAGTACCGCCCATATACTTAAACTCTTCAAAGTCATCTTTACCCCATACCCCCTTGTTTACAAGACCCCTGGCCCAATCTGTCATTCCCTTAATAATGACATCTGCATTAGGCCCAAGGGATGCTTTCTCTTCAGCAAGGGATCTGGTAACAGACTCTACTTTCTCTGCTCCCATACCAACAACTGTGCCAACGAGACTATCTAAGGCCATCTGCGATATCCCATTTTCTTTTGCCCAACCCATCACATGGGATCGAATTGGGTCATTCTCAGGAATAGAGCCAAAGGCAGACACGTCATACTTTCCATCAGCTGGTGCTTTGTGTTTGCCTTGCGATATCTGTTTCCTAAGATCCATCCAAGACTTGGCTATGCCTTCTAGATCGGGGGCTGAATCGTCTTTCTTCCAAAAGTTCTCAGGCCACCAATCTGGTCTGTCTAAGGGGGTGTCATCCTCTGGCTCTGATAGATGAGATATCTGTGACGATTCTGGGTTTTGCTGCTCGGTACCTTGGCTGTCCTCAGTTGTTACTGAGTCCAGTAGGCCACCTTCCTCTGTGGGCTGGACTGCTTCGGTATTTTCCATGTTTACATTTTCCTTGCTTTTAAGATCCTTGCTTCAAGATCCCGCGCTACAGAGTTCTGCCCTTCTCGATAGAACGCATAGCTTGGGTCAGAGCCAGGCAAGGCAACTGGCTGCTCTAACAAAGCTGACCTAAGCCACTTCATTAGTTTTTCTCCATCCTCTGAGCCAAGAACTCGGAGGCATAATTTATTTAGATCCTCAGTTGCTTGTTGAGAATCACGAATATCTGTAGTTACAGATTCTAAACCTTCCCATCCATCATTCATATATTATCCAAACATAAAAAAGAAACCGCTATTGACAGTAACAGGGGCTTCGCCATCCCCTACAGCTACAAATGGCTGTGCATTTTGATAGAAGTCAAGCGACTTTGTTCCTTGATTAGCAGACTCAAGGTTAGCAAAAGGCTGACCATCTTTGTAAAAATCAAGGGTTTTGAGTGTTGTCTTGTTCGGTGCTGGCATCTTCTGTTTCTTCTATTGGTTGTTTAGCGTCTACAAAACGTTGGGCTACAGTATCCACTTCTTCCTGTGTAGGGTAGTGGTCAAAGGTAAAGAACTGGGCTTCTGTGTCCGATATAACTACCCGAACAAAGTAAACCCCTGCCTCGTCTATAAAGTGATTCGCTATCTCAAACATTATTGTGTTACCTCCACATCGTCAACGTAGCCTGTAAATGTAGTGCCACCATAAACGTAAACGTAAATGTCATACACAGCGTTTTGCGTTGGTGTAAAGCTAATGGATACCTGCTGCCACGTATTTGCTGTGGCTGATATAGACGCTACTGTGTCGGTGCTTGGGCCGTATGGCTGACCGCCGGGGCAGACTAACTGCATCGTAAGTCCTGTGTTAGTCCTTCTCATGTATGCAGATACCGTTACTGCCGAGCCACCGTTAGCCGCAATAGAAGCAATCTTTAGTTCAAGCGGAAACTGAGAAGTTACTGTAGTTGTGCTAGTTGGCGCTAACGACCACGCATAACCACTTGCTGTATTGCGTACTGCGGTCTGTGATGTAGCTAATCCACCAGAGAAGTAAATCTTATTGTTACCGACTGTGTTGCCTTCGTCTTGGGAATACTGAGCTACATTTAAAACGTAGGGCGAAATGTTATTAGAATTAAAAGTTATTGTTGTTGGAACGCCTGTGCAATTATAAAGATATGCGCCACCTTTTTCGTTAAAGCGATTGCCTTGTGTATAAGTTACGTTAGTTGCACCAAAACTAGAATTTAAAAATTTAAAATTTGAGCAACCATCTAAACAATATGATACGTTTGTTGTGCCTTGTGAGTATGTTGTTGTTGGTGTGCTAACAGTTATATTATTAAATATAGTGTATATGTTTTGAGGCAAAACTGTATTTGAAGCAGTTAATGCGCCACTAACAATTTGGTCACAACCTGCTGGTTCTGGAATAAAAGTTAAATTACTACTTGTGCCAATAATGTTTTGAGTTGTACTTAAACCTACTGAATTAAAATAATTAATTGAGCAGTTAGTTATGCTGCCAACCATTGGATGGGTGACGATAGTTATTCCGTTAGTTCCTGAGGTATTAAAAGTAGAGTTTGTAATATTTAAATACGGATAAGTAGAATTAGTTGTTCCATTATAATTGTTAAGAGTAGCTCCAGAAAAAGTACACCCGCTAATAATAGATGGGTTTAGTGGGTCATTGGAATTGCCACCAGAATTAAAATTATTTTGAGCAGAATTTGTAAGGATACAATTTAAAAGTTGCATCTCAGGAGTTGCCGTACTGCTAAAAGTAGAATTACTACTAGCCGTATAATTGCAGGTATTGAAAATCATACCTGTTGGGCTTGAAGGTGGATTAACTAAAATACTTCCTCTTGCATAATTTATTCTTGATGTTTCTGTCCAAGAAAGCGGTTCAAGCCCAATTCCAAATCCATTCTGATTGCTAAACCAAGTTTGTCCTGTTCTTGTGGACATATTAGTAGAATCCCATCCACCAGAGAATGTAATTCGGTTATCTCTAATACCAGAAACAGCATAGGCATTATATGTAGTGCTTGTAAATTGTGATGCTGGCAATGCCGCACTATTTAACGTATAAGGGTTTAATGGCTCATATCTCCATAAACCAACAGTTTCGGTAGTGCCGTAGTATGCACCGCCTGTAGTGGTTAGATTGTTTGCTGTTGGCGAAGAATCTAAAAACACAATTGTTCCGTCTGAGCCACCAAAGCCACCGACTGCGTATGCGCCTTCTGTGCCGTTGTTTTTAGTGACTAATGATGTGTTTGATAAAGCATCTACCGAGGTAGGTGATTTACAAGCAACAATGCTATTAAAGAAAAATGTCTGCGCTCCGTTGTTGGCGGCTCTTGAAATAGAAACAGACCGAATAGATGAGCCTAACGCAGAACCTTTATTAATAGTAAACGGACACCAAATGCCTGCTGCGCCTGTTGATGGAATAGTAAACGTATCAACCGCAGTATCGCCTATAGTATCTGAGCAAAGCGATATTGTTAGACCGCCTAATGTTGCGCCGCTATTTTGTTGTATGAACAATGATAACTGTTGGTAAGCGGATAAATCTAACGTAGCTGGTAATGTGTAATACGCAATTTTTCCTGTAGTAAAACCAGCCGCAATTGTAATTACGTCAGGCACAGCGCCTTTAGATAATATTCCATTTGTTGCTAAAGAAGTAGTTACGTTAGCGCTTCCCACCCACGCTGCTCTTGTTAACGCTGCAGTTCTTTGTGTTGCAAATGAAGCAATTGGCTGCACTAGTGCTGTTGCAGTTTTAATAGCTCTGAAAATTATTGGAAGTACGTTTCCACCGCCACCAAATCCAAATCCACCAGAGGTAGAACCGTCTAAAGAAAGTTGTGTAGGGCTTACAACAGTTACTGTCCACACACCATTACAGGATGTCATATTAACAACGTTAGTAACATTGACAACGTCGCCTGTAGAGTAGCCGTGAGCAATATTTGTAGTGACAACAATAGGAGTTGCGTTTGTTGCAGTAGTAATAGGTATACTACTAAACGGACTAATACCCCTTTGCTGAACGCTTGTCCATGTAGCGTTAACGCCCGTGTTGTATAGGGGGGCTTCTTTAATACGAACTGTATCGCCAGCCGAAATTCCTTTAGCTGATGTAGCGCCTGAGATGTTCTTTAATGCGGTAGCAAATGTTTGACCATTGTTTGCGTCTAACCCGTTTTGCGGGTCAATATAAAATGCTTGTGGTTCTTTAAAGGCTATTGCAAATGTTACCCAAGAAGTTCCAGAAGAAAGTGTAGCAGTTCTTACAGTTGATGCTCCGGCGGTTGCTTGAAGTTCATCAACAATTAGTAGTCCATTAGCAGTGGAAGTGCTTGCAGCATTAACTCTTGAGGTTGTAGATGCTGGTGCAGTCCATGTTATTGGGGATACTTGGGTTTGAGTTGCGTAAAAACTAACTACGTAGTCATTAGCAAAACGAGTAGTAATTGATGATGTGACTGGTGATGTACTTGACCCGCCTCCAACTGTACCAATTACATCAAAATATGATGTGCCTCTATAGGCAATCATTACTGCCCTAGATGACGCACCTGATTGTGTAAGGGTTACAGAAGACTCAGATGCAGTTGCTAATTTAAAAAATACAGTTGAATAACGAGCAGAAACAAGAGAAAAAACTATAGTTCCCCAACCAGTGGGTGCCGGGTTTGCATTAGCCGACCCGTTAGTAAAAATTATTAAGGCATCACCAGCAACAACGCCAGCGGGGACATCTACAGTAGGGTTAGCCCCTGAAGCAACTGTACCAGCACCGACAAATGAAATAGCCATTAATTATCCTTATGCGACAGCGACACAGCGCCATTTAGTAGTTGCTACATTCCATACCAAGCCAATGTCTAAACGATTGGTGGCTACTGTTGTAGTTGGAAGTGTGGCAAGTGAAGATTCAAACGATGCGCCCCAAGTCAGAGCGATGGCGGTTGTTCCTGTAATTGATAGCCACAGCTTTTGTCCATTAACAGGAGTGCCAGTTAAATTAGTAGTAAACGATGTAATGGCTACAGACTGCGCTGTAATCACCACCATATCGTACAGGTCTGTATTTATTGCAGGAGTAGCAGAGTTTGCGGTTGATGCTAATACTCTTGGGTTGATGCGTTTATTGGTAAGGGTTTGAGTTCCGCTATTAGTCGTAACAGTTGAATCAATAGCAATAGTGCCTGACGATGTAATTGTGCCACCTGATAGACCTGTGCCAGCAGTAATTGATGTTACTGTGCCAACTCCGTCTCCGTCAGCCCAAACTAAATTAGTGCCATCCGTCTTAACAAATTTGTTAGCGTTAGCGCCTCTTGTCTTGTAGAACTCAGCTAAGGCAACCAGCTCGGCCTGACGATCTGTTAACTTATCATCGCGACCGCCACCACCGCCACCTGTAGGCATAATGATCCATTCACCCCAAGTGCCAGGCTCTTTCTCAAAGCGGATCATTAAACCTTTTTTCTCGTGCTTAGGCATTGGGCCAATATCTCCCTTTGGCCCATCTAGTCCTTTAGGTCCTTGAAAGCCACGCTCTCCACGCTCGCCTTTAGCTCCGTCTTTTCCAATCGTGCCTTGATCGCCTTTATCGCCTTTGTCACCCTTATCGCCCTTATCACCTTTATCACCCTTGGGGCCAACAATAGATTCCCCAGGAATACCTTGTATGCCTTGTATACCTTGTATGCCTTGCTCCCCAGGTACTGCAACATTAAGTACTTTGATTTCGCCAGGGTCGCCCTTTTCACCCTTTAGACCCTGCTGGCTTTTTGCTTTTTGTGCAACCTCTAATGCTTTAGTTGCAAGCGCTCTTGCGACATCATCACGCATTTGGTAGAACCTCTGATAGTTTGTTTACACCAAGCATATCTAAAATCTTCTTATCGGTCTCACCGCCAGCTCCAATCTCTGGATTTTGCTGTGCGGCCTGAGCTGCCATCTCTGCTGCCTGTTGCAAATTATATTGCCTCTCAGCGGAGTCAAAACGCAATTTGCTTGGGATGCCCAACTTGTCTGCAATGTAGTCTGTAATCTCTCCGAGCTTTGGAGTTGCCTGACCCTCTGGGCCAAAGCCTTGAGCCATCTGTACGAACTGCATAACATTGGTTACGTCTTCCATGTTCTGAGCCATGGCCAATGGAGCAACTGGTGCTACCTTAACCTCTAGTCCATTAACACGCAATGGCATATCGATAATGCCTCGGTCATCCATCACTTGCAATATTTTTGCAACAAGAGGAATCATGGTCTCATTAATTAATCGGCCAAATGCAGATCCTAGGTTCTGACTCAACTCCTTCATGCGTTCTACAACCTCTGTTGCGGAGCGAGCAGACATATTATCGGGAGGCAAACTCTCGTCTAGCAGTATGCGCTTGATGTTCCCTCGTAGGTCTCCCATGATAATCTGAGCCACATTAAAGTCACCAGCTCGTGGCAATG